TACGGAAGGCCGCTTTATGGATTTGAATTAAAGTGGAGCGTTAGGGTTTTGAAATACTTTTCGTAATTACAAAATTGCCATTTGGGAGCTCAATATAAATAGGCACCCAAAGCACCCCATTCCTATGAGGTTTGTAGAGCACCCGATTCCATTCTAGAGAGAGAAACTCCCGCTTCTCTCTACAAGTCTGGTCCCTGCAACTATCCAATGATATCATTTTATAAATGGGCTTCATATACGGGCACATTTTTTGTGGACTGCATCTCCATATGTTGTATAAGCCCAATTTTTACATATTCGGCATTGGAATGTTATAAGGCATAACTGAATCTGGACCGTCCATAAATGGCTATTCGTTTAAATAGCATGAATCGGACGACAGTTCTAAAGATAGGGACAATACACGGGGTAGGATATAAAAGAATGCTCGTCGTTGCCTAGTAACGCAATCAGTTAGCTTTAAGTGTTCTTTCCTTTCTCTTCTTCACATTCTTCGTCCATCCATATTTACAGTGGTCTTCCGCTGCGCGCCCGAAATGTCCATAGGCAATGATAAAATGGTGATGGGCGTTGGAGGCTATATACAGTCAAATCGCGTTGAATACGCTCTGACAAACGACGCTTCAGAGGTAACTTTGACGTTCCCTTCAATCTTCGAACAGAAAATCAGCCAGCTGAGAAACAGATGCATGAAAATCGATCATGTTGTACTGGAATATAGAAGCCAGGTGCCAATAAATGCTGTGGGGCATGTCGTTATCGAAATACACGACATTGAGATTGACCGAGGGTACACAAAACAAGCAGAATTCACAATTCCAATAAAGTGCAATTGCAACTTACACTACTATTCATCCACATACTTCTCCGTTAAGGATAACAATCCTTGGAGAGTGGAATACAGAGTGGAGAACACAAACGTCGTCAATGGTGTTCATTTTTGTAAGATCTTAGGCAAATTGAAATTATCGTCGGCAAAACATTCGACTCACGTCGAATTCCGACCACCAAGAATAGAGATACAGAGCAAGGAGTTCACTGTCAACGACATAGATTTCTGGTCCGTGGGATCGAAAGCACAAAGCCGGAGACTAGTAGACGGTTCAAAACTAATGGGTCATAGTTCCAGATCCTTACGAGTCCCACATCTAGCGATTGGGCCGAATGAATCGTGGGCAAGTAGATCCGAGGTTGGACAGACATCGGTGTGCAGTAGACCATACAAAAACCTAAGCGGATTAGACGAATCCGCAATAGATCCAGGCCCGTCGGCTTCACAGGTGGGAAGCATAACCAGGGACGAAATAACAGAAATAATAACTAAAACGGTCGAACAATGTATGAAATCTAATGTAAATGCTCCATTAATAAAGGGCGTATGATAAATTTATTTCTCAAATTTGCAATGGAATAGTTTGATTTTAGTACATCTAACCAATGTAATTAAGTATTACATTGCTGTATAAATCAACTTGTGAACGTACATCGCTTAACCACACATAATAAATAAGAATAGCATTCCGGAGAGTATTTGAGTAGAGACCAGTACAACTGTCATCTTCTTCGTCTTTGAAATTAACCCAGGTAGAGTAGGTACGTGGTATGCAGTTACGAATGGAGAATTTCTTCATTGTATTGCAATGAGGCGTGTTGATCAATATGGATGATTGATTCAGCACCACGAACCTTTCTCGGTGGCGTTCTGCCACCTTCAGAATCCCACGACATGCATTAACAGAACCAAATAAATCCACAAACGGCATGAGTGGTTGTGCTGTAGAATAAATCTTCGGTGATTTATCTCGGACTATAACCACAGACATCACGCCATATAATCCACCAGTTTGATCGACATCGCGCATCACGTCCGAAGTTCGTATGCCAAATGTTCCAGATAAGCTAAGTCCCGTAAGCTTGATATAAGAACGAACTCGGTTGTTCGTTCCGGTTCTTGTCTTAGCAGGATATGTCACATAGGAAGTAATGTAACGGTTGTTATGAAGAACATATTCGGAACCCTGCTGAGTTTCAGAAATTTCCTTACGCGTATATTGTTTGGAGATCTGATCCCCAAACAGTTCTGTTGGTGTTCTGCCGGCGGAACAGATATTACGATACCGATTCAATCCATGGAATTTCCGTGGTTTCCATGATCTCCATCTCTTGACCGGGTTGTGAGGTCTGTTCCCTGCAAACGAAAAACGTTTGGACATAGAATAGGGGGAGTGAAAAGGCATTTGGATGTTAAGATTTAAATGTGGCAACCAATATGCCACATAGTACAATATATAGAAATATTATTCCAATTAGAATAATATAGCAAACATTAAAATAGAACATGTTAAATGGAGTTATATGTATAGTGGGATAATTGAATGGGTTAAATTTGATGGAATTCCTATTTTGATCTCAGTCGTTCAAAATTAGTCGGAAATGTATGACAGACTTTTTCTTATCATTCCTATTTTGATCTCAGCCGTGCAAAATACGAACCATATCAGATAAATTGGGAACAAAGAGCGATATAACTAGATATTTCTATCTAGTATCTGGGGGACCACCATGTGCGAAATTTCAGAACACAGCTAACTTTATTTTCATAAAGTAATCATAAGAGGACACGTGTTGCGAAAACATGCAATCGTGCGCGCCTTTAGAACAAATCAACGACTGTGGGGAGAGGAAAAATTTGCGCGGCCTTCCGGTAATATTA